TCCCACTGGGCCTGCCGCTGCTCCTGCTCAAACATCTGTTGAGCCTCTTGGACTTCGCGGGACTCAAGGAAGTTCTTCGTCCTGTTGCGGGCCAGTATGCGGGACAGGGCGCGACTCTCGTATTGCCTTGCAATATCCCGTTCTTCCCACTTCTGGGCGGCAGTCACGCGGGCCTGTTTCTTGGCCTCTCCGACGCCTTCGTACCACTTCTTCATGCCGCCGTAGTCAGCCTGCTGTGGGTTTCTTATAGAGGGGTGTTCGTACCATCGAATCGTCATCTTTGAATAGGCGAGTACCACTTAGTCTGTGCGCCACGATACTTCGGTATGTTCTCCAACGCCGTCTGAAGGTAGTCCTCCCAATGAGTAGGGAAGTTCTGCGCTACGTTCATGTAGCTCTCAATGGTATTTATCTTCCCAGGGCCACCTTCCTGCAATACGCCTTGCATCTCCTGAAGAGTAGCCAACTTCATACCACCAAGGGATTCCTGCGCTGACATGGGGCGAAGTGTATCGCCTGCAATGTATCTCCCAATCCACGCCGAAGGGATGTAGTCTGAACCCATATACCCACCGGGGGCTTCAGAGGCAGTAGCAGTGTACTTGTCCGGCATCCACCACTGAGAGACATCGTTCACTCTGCCCGGAATCCTGAAGGTGTCAGCCAAGTTCTGTTTATATCCCGCTGGGTCGCCTGTGGAGCGGGACGAAGTAGGACCGGAGTCGTATACCGGCGTCGAGGCATTGAGACTTCCAGCCTCTCCGAAACCCAACATCCCTGTCTTCAGCGCCCAATTCGCCCGTGCGTCCTCGGCGCATCCTTCAATGGCCTTCGCCCCTCTCGCGCTCAAGTTGTGTTCCTTTGATGCGATAGCGGCTTGTAGTTGCCCCACCTTCTTGCCCAACAGAAACCTGAGATACGGGTTTGCAGTCGGTACGTCCAAGCCCGAGTAATAGGCAAGCTCGGCCTTCATCGCGTCAAGTCCGGGCTGAAAGTCCATGGCGTTCAACTGCTCGCCAAGGTCTGCCATTCGGCGGGTGTACTCGTTCTGTTCTATGTTCTCAAACCATCTTGACACTGTGTTCCTCTATCTTCGCCTTTGCTTCCAGTACAGCGTTCACCCCGAATCTCTGACACAACCTGTCTACCGCGTCGATGTCCTCCCACACGGTTTTCAGGACGTTCCCCCACTCGCTCCACGGCTTCTTAGGGCACCCGCCCCATAGTTCGTCTCCCTTGAGAGACGAGACAGCTATCCTGTCCGAGCGGTGGCGGCTCAGTCGCGTCACCCGTGCAGACCGTCCTTCTTTCATGGCAATGCTCCCAGTTCGTTCGGATTCACAGAAGGCTCCATGCTATTCGGCCTCTGTTGCTGAGTGACGGACTTCCCTGCGGGTTCCGACTTGCTTCCAGTATGGGGCCTTGACCCGCCTCTCGACTGCTCCCACATCATGTTCTTGATGAAGTCAGCCATGTCGTCCTCTCCTCGGGCCTCGTAAATCTTCACTGAGAGCGCCTGCATCGGGAGAGGCAGAGACTCAATCTTCTCCACCATTATCGAGTCAGTGATGCGCTCGGCCTCCTCACTCGACTTGTCGTAGTATTCGACCAGCGCCGTCTCATTGTCGATAATGCCAGCCTGTTTCGCCAGTATCCCGATGTGCTTCTTGACATCGGACGCCTCGGGAGCGTCGGCCAGCAACATGACCTTGCAGTTGTAGTCCGGTATGTCCTTCGGCCCTATCTTCGTAACCCCTGAAGGCTCCCCTGCACGGATGGGGATTGCCCTGACCGAAATCGGATGCCCTATGACTTCCTTGATTATCTGGTACGCTCTTCCGACAACGAGCGCCAGTGCGTCCTCGTGAATCTTGAACGAGTTCTTGTACCACGTCTTCTCATAACCTATCTTCGTGTTGGCGTAGGTGCCTGAGTAGACTCCTCTCATCTGCCCGCCACCCATGCCGGTAGGAGAGTTCTGCTGCCCCTGAATCATCGCAAGGGCCTGAAGCACCATCGCCATTGAGTTGCCTTCCAGTTCGAGGAACTTCAGCTCCGTGCCTATAGGGGTCACAACGGCTTTGCCGGGCTTCAATTCCAGTTCCTCGCCCACAGCCTTGCTTATGGCCTCATACGACTCGTTGGTATTGACATCAGGCTCTATCACCACCTGTGGCCACGCGCTGCTCTGCGTCATAGCCAGTAGATGAGTCAATAGCTGGTTCTCGAAGTCGATGGAACTNGTGTGAGTGCCGAGTATGGACTGGTACTCTCCCACGGGGTTGCCGTCCGCTCGGAGCATCCCCATGCCTGCGGGGAAGATGATGTACGGGCAGAAGCCCAATATGTTCGGAGCCACCTTCGGCTTCAATACGGGCTTNTCGTCTATCGTGACGCAGCGCCACTTGTCCGAGTAGTAGGACATGAACTCAACGTCCTCGTTCTCGTCCTTCTTCTTATTCCATGACGTAGACCATCCGTTCGACTCGCACAAACCTAGGGCGCTCGCCACCTTCATCTTGTACTTCTCCACGACTGCTGACGGCATGTAGTCGTTCGTGAAGTACGGTGACGGGTAGACGTTTACTGGATGGGGTGTTCTAATCGTTATCGGGTACTCCGTGAGCGCAAGATTGGAAACCTCGCTCTTGTCCTTCACAGAGTCCCAGTTGTATCCAAGATGGGACTCGTTCACTCCGATACGATAGACCGCCATCCCGAGGGCTATCTGTAAGGCGGAGTCCTGTCGAATCTTGGGTATCATCCGTTCGAGAAAGGAATTGCCGAAGGCTTCCAGTGGCTTTATATCGTGCTTCTCGTCCTTCGGTGTAACCTCTACTCTCGGATTGTCGTGCAGATAGTTATTGACTCCTACCTGCACCAGTTCGTATGCGGTTCTGCCCCTGGCTACCTGCGCTCCGACGCCCTCTGGCAGCTTCACGGGATTCTTCAGGTTGTAGTAGGTCTGCCATTCCTTCTGGGCATCATGGAGAAGACTCCAGTGCTTCTCATACGCCTCTGCCAGTTCAAGTACCTTTTCCGTTGTAGGTTTACTCATCGCTTCACTCTGATTTTCGGTAGAGCCAGCCTCCGTTCTGTGAATCCGTACCTCTGCATCAGCCAGTAAGTAAGCGCCTTCGCCGAGTGGTCGAACTTGTCTACTATCTTCCCGCTCTCGTTCCGCACCCACGCGCCGCCGTTCTCTATAGGAGATACGCCGCCGCCACATTCAGCTATCAAGCCCTGACACCTGTGAGAGACAATCAACTTCGGCAGTCCTGTAATCGGGTTCGGCATGAAGTAGGAGTTCAAGAGGTTCACTCCGTCCTCGGCTCCGCCCCTGTCCCAGTGGACTCTCCCCATCTGTAGATGAACCCTCGCCTTATCTCTCCATACCTCGAATTGAGACCTGTCCGCCTGATGCTGCTTGGCCGCGATGTCAATGGCCCCGCCTTCTACCAATCCCCACCACGGCTTCTGCTGGCAGATGGAGATAACCTCTTCTATCGTCCTGTGCTGCACGTATATCTCGTCAAAGACGCAAACCTGGTCGCCCCATTCCTGAATGGCAAGCACGGCATACGCGCCTGCATAGCCTGGGTCGATGGCGAGATAGACGGGTTTAGTATCAAACCCTCTCTGAACAACTGGATTGGAACTCTCGGGGTCTGGTATCAGCCTGACATGGAGTTCGTTGTTGAAGTTGTAGACGACCAATCCCTTCGGCTTCTGAGGGACACCGCCGAACCGCTCCATGAACCTCTCGCCGGTCATGCCGGGAGCGTTCCTTAGAGCGTCAATCTCGGGGTCATCCCATCCGCCAGGGTAGACGTAGCTGTTAGACCACGAAGGGAGAGAGAAGGCCGCTGCGTCCTCGTCGTTCTTCCCCCTCCACCTGTTGAACAGGTCGATGTACCACGAGAAGGGGGCCTCGATAGTCCCCGCCATGTTGAGCCAGCCGCGCCTCTCAGACAGCCTCTCGGACAGTCTCAGGAAGATTTCAAAGCTAATCTGAGCCGCCTCACAGACGAGGATGCCGTCGCACGCCTCGGTAGCTATCTTCTCGGGGTATCTGCCCGACTTGGTGACGATTCTCGTGCCACCAGCCAGCACCATCTCGCCAGGGTCTATGACCGTTCCGCCGCCCTTGACGAGCAGCCCTAATTTCCCGAGGTTTTCAACCAGATAGTTCCACTCAGCACGGCAGGATTCGTAGTCCTGCCCGACGAGCCAGTACAGTCCCGCCTCTTTCTGCTTCAGATACGCCTGTGTGTCGGCAACGACAATCTTTGGTATAGCGTCCATCGCGGAGGTGTAAGACTTCCCTGAACGGACGCCGCCACAGACGAGCTTCTTCCGTGCGTACGAGTGGACTATCGGCAGTTGGTCATGTGTCGGAGCGAAACCAAGCTGTTTCCATATAGCTTCTGCTACTGTCGGATGTGTGTGCATAATAGAAAGGGGGCCGCTAAGCCCCTTTGAATCAACCCTTATTGGTGTACCCTGCATTCCCCTACATGGCAGAGTATGTCACCCCCATTCGCTCTCGTGTTAGGTCACGGTTTTCGAGAACTGAGGGGATTCTGTAGGCCGCTCGGTCGTATACTTGCCTTCCAAGTCATACCTAAAATGGCGCACCTTCGCACTAAGGACTGCTAGGCCATCTCGCTTCCTCATAGGAAACCGTGGCTTAGTATTTCCAAGTTGCATAAGTGCGTCATCAATCAATCGTTCGGCCTCGGCTAGTTTCCTTGCCGAGTCCTCCGCCACGTCATCATTCCAACACGTCATCGTCTGTCCAAGTTCCCGTGCGGTGTAGAACTTCATCTTCCCTCCTTGTAGTGTTCTTCTAGTGGTCCCTATGAATTGAAGGTATGTGTGTTCCCTTCCTTCTTCCCCTTACCATAAGCAAAGAGGGTGAAGCCCCCTGACGTTCGACGGACGCTACACAGTGGCCAATAGTCAGCCGTGTCCGCATAACCCCTGCAGTTGAATTGGAATTTGAGATTGGTCCTCTGTGTCATAGCCTTTCTGTAGGTATCAAAGGTGAACTCAACAGCCTTGTGTTCCTCTAGCGCACGGAATACCCCTGGCCAGTCTGTTCGGGTGCGCTCGCGGACATCCTCGGGAAGTTCGCTTATTTCGACAACCTTGAATTCTTTCATGTTCCCTCCTAAGAAAGAAATTTTCTCACACTCTTGATAGTTCTGTCAACTTTGAAATGTAGCGGGGGTGTCGGTTATGCACGCGGAGGGACACGCGCAGAACCGTCATAGGCCCTTATTCATGTATATCGACGCCAACCCCCGTGGTAATCGGTATGCGTTGATTGCAGGTTCGTTAGTTAGCGTAGTGCGGTTTCCCTTCAATAGCGCGACGCGCTAGTAAAGGTTGACACTATCTCGCCCAATCCATAAGGAAGCTATGTGTTCGTGTCGGCACTTCTCAACAACTGCCGATGAAATGCAACACGGGCAGTGTTTCCGCCGCCCGTGTGCGCCCTGCTCCCGAAGGATGCAGGGGAGATAGAGGCCCGGCCCCATGCTCGCGCTTGCCTCGCTATCTTGGCATGGGGTGGCTCTCGAACTTCAGTCCCTTTCGGGAAGGGCAAGTGCAGCGCCCGTCTCCGAGCACCGTGTCTCACCTTACACTTGGCAAGGGAGACTCCCACCAGCCTTGGGCCATTCTCCCAAGGACGCCAGCCCTTTGTCGGCTCGTTGTTACACCGCACTGTGCGCTATAGCTGGTCTGGCACTGCCAGGGTCACGCCTTCTCTCAGGCGACCTGGTGGGTTTGTCATATTCACCTCTCCGGAATAACCGGATGGCTGGATGTACTCTCAATCTCCGGCTTCATGGGATACAGGCTTCTCATGGATGTAGTACCCCTCTGTCGTGAACCCCGCCATGTCGTCGTCCTCACGCCAGAAGTCTAGCTTGATGAGGTCTTCTCTCAAGTCAATCAGTTCAGATGGGCTCGATACCACAGGGCTAATTGCCTCTCGGCTAGTTCCACCGACCTCTTGGACAGTTCCTTCAACGCCTCGTTCCTCGCGTCTACCGCGTCCTCTAATTTGTCCAGCGCCTCGTCCTGTCGGAGTCTGTTTTCTAACCATTGCCATGAAGGTATCCTCACTTCTTGCTCCACGCCGCGTTCCTTGCTCTCGCAGATGCCTCGGCCTTCGCCCTTGTCTGGGACGTTCCGACTACCGTGCCATCTTTCTCGACTATCTGCCAAGGCTTCTTTCCTCGCCCTTTCTCTACATGTACTGGCATTACTCCGCAACCTTCTTGCCCATNGCCTCAAANGTCACCTTCAATATCTGCCCCCTCATGGCGACAAGGACTGGTATCAGTAACCCTAGCTGGCTGGCGTCGCAATCTAGAGACACCTTGGCGTCTCCCTCTCCTGAAAACGCGAACGCTGTCCTTCCTGTCGGAAGTGAAGCCTCAAGTTCAACCTTCTCCATTGCGCTCCCTCCTTATGTGTTCGTACAAGGCGTTGGCGTTTTCCAGTGGCATGAAGTACGACATCTCGCCAGCCTTCCTCACCTCGTACCCGTTCACGTACTTTGTGACCCGAAAAGTTGGTTCCTTCGCCTTCAACCCCTCATCCTTCTCGGGCACGAACTTCACGCCGCTCACCCAAATCTCGTCAACTTCGCCCTGTGCGGACATGTTAATCCACGGCGAGATATAAACCCTGTCAGGTTCCTTCAACCCCTCTATAAACTCCTGGACTTTCTGGTAGTGTTCGGGGCAGAAGACAGGCTGTCCGATACAGATGTCGCAATACTCCTTGCCGCAAACGTCACAGGTGTACCAAAAGCCCTCGTGCAGTTCCTCCCCACACCCGTCACAAACCCTCACTGTCTTCTCCATCTAAGATTCCCTCCTCAATCCGACGCGCCCAACATTCAAGCCCAAGCAGCTTGTCGCTCACCTTGTTGGACTTCTCGCACTCGTCAAATAACTGCCAATCCCATTGCTGCAACTTCGCTCTATGCCTATCCATGTCAGTCATCGTCAAGGTGCATGTAATTGAGCGAGTTGCCTCGTCACGTTTGGCAGTTAGCTTCATCGTTCCCTCCTATCACAATCCTATCACACTTGATGGTGCTGTCAAGCTAGACCGTAGCCCTCTTCAACTGTGTCGTCCTCGATGTAGATGGGGAGTCCTAGCTTCATCGCCTCGTCATACTCCCTCATCGCTCCCCCTGAGTCCTCCCAGTCCTCTGTCAAACACACCGCGTCACATCGCCTCAGTATCTCCAAGTCACCCTCTATCCATACCTCGTCAGGACACGCGCC